GTGATGCGATATTGTTGACGAACATCTGCGCGGCGCGGTGCAGATGAAATAAAGTTTCACGTTCGGACTGCGCGCCCAGATCCGACATGAATAGTTTTTGTTCGATATCTGCCAGCAGCGATGCGTAGGCGTCGTTGAAAGCGTCGTTATTGAGCAAAGCACTAGCCTTTTCGGCTGAATGCTCTGCGTCATCAATTCCGTAGTCGATATCCATTATTCGGGTTCCTTGAAGAAGTCCGCCAAGCCGTCCGCTGCGTCTGGGATGACGCGCGTCTTGGCGGCTTCGGCAGTTGCTATGCGTTTTTCTGTGATCGGGCGCTCTACGCGCTCGCCTGCCTTGTTGTAGCCGTATTTGAGCTTGGTGTACTCCTTGACCATCTTCTTGTACGCCTCGCGCTTGGCATCGGCCTCGGTGCGGGGGTTTTTCTTCTTCTGGAAAGCCTCTACGACCTTTTCAAAGTCAGTCATTCTCGTCCCCGCGATTGCCATTCTTGTTCTGCTGCGCGGCCCGCAGCGACTCAATGTCGATGTAGGCCATGTCGGTCGTCTGTTCGTGGCGGAACTCTGCGGCTTTCATGATGAGGTCGGCAGAATCCTTTTCCTGCTTCGCGATCATCTCTTGCGCCTTGGTCGACAGTTCGACGCCGATCTTCTCGGCTTCAAGCACCAGCTTCTCTTCTTCGACGCCGGCCCTGCGCTCGTCAACCATGACCTTGCGCTCTTCGAACTCCAGCTTCTTCATCTCAATCTGCTGGGCCATCTGCTTCTGCTGTTCGGCCTGCTGCTGGTTCTGCTGCTGGCCCTGTTGGTATTCAGGCGACATCGGCGATAGGAGGTACTTGTCCCCACCCTTGAGGCCCATGAGATCGACAGCGCGAGCCAACAGCGCGAACCGCTGCTGCGTCTGGTACATACCGCCCAGGGTCGGGTCTTGCGGGTTCGCAGTCCACATCTGGTCAAGCATGGTCAGCGTCCGCGCTTCAGCAGCACGGGCGTCTGGCGTCAGCGCCACGGCCACATCCATCTCAGTGCGTTCGCGAAGCTGTTTGGGGTCGATTGGCACATATTTGCCGCTCAACTGGATCATGCGTGGCTGCGTGTCGTTCTCAATCGCCAAACGGTAGAGATCGAACATCAGTGGCTTCAGGAAGCTCTCGGCGAAATTGCGCGCCATGACCATCGTGCGACGGTTGCTGGCGTTCATGTACCGCGTAATCAGGTCGCTGCTGTTCTGCTTCGACACGACATCGCTGTCCATGCCCTTCGACATCCGGCTGGAGCCTGAACGCGCTTCCTTCTCCTGCTCCAGCAACTCCATCGTCGTGAAGATGTTGGCGCTGATCTGTGGCGTGGCCAGTGGTTGCACGACAGACGACGGGTCCATCGCGTTTACGTCGATCACGGCGCCGATCTTGTTGTCGATGAGGTCGCGCGGGTTGCGGACCAGTGACAGGTTGGCCACCCAGCGGCTGGTGTTGGTCAGCCAAGCGTTATCGATGACAGACCGCTTCAGCGTCGACTGCGACTTCTGGATGTCCATTGTCACGTCGGCAAGCGACAGGCCTATGGACTTGTGCGGGATCGGGAACGGACACCAGCCGCGAAACGGGTGGCTTTCGACCTTCTCCATGTCAAGCAAAGTGCGACGTGAGTGAACCACCTTGTAGGTGCAGCGCGACTCGACCTCTGGGTCGTAGATGCGGATGTAGCTTTCGTAGATCGTCACATAGCTGCGGTTCGGGTGATCGTCCCGCATACTTGTCTCGGCGGAGAACTCGTCGTAGCTGTCGCGTCCCAGTGTCGAGTCGCGGTAAGTATCCAATTCTTCGTCAAGCTCTTCGACCTTCTCTTCGTCGTAGCCGTCTTCCAAAAGCTCGCCGATTTCCTTTTCGTAGCGGTACGAGACGAAGTCGGTGTCTTCCAACGACTTGGCGCGCGGACTGATGTAGAGTTTTTCAGGCTCCAGATTGTCAACGCGGACTTGGCTCTTGTTGATGCGGCGCTTGAGTTCACCAGTGTAGGTTGTAACGGCGGGCATAACGACCATGCCGGTCATCGGGTCAACCATCTCCGGCTGGACGACGGTTTGGTCGAGAGTGGTGATTTCGACCTCTGGGTCTTGCGCCATCATTACGAACTGCGCTTCGTCCAGATCGGCGAACTCTTCCTGCACATAAATGTAGCGGGTGTCCCACCAACGCTTCACGACGCCCAGTTTGCTGACAAGGCCGTCGTGCAAGGTGTCTTGCAGGATCTTGAAGCCGTTGTTTTGACGGTAAAACAGATAATTGACGAACTCGGTGGCCTGCCGTGCGGCCTCAATGTCTTCATTCGTCTCTGGTGTAAACTCGACCACGCGCCGGTCGGCGGTGAAGGTATCGATCAACAGTGCCTTGGTGGACTCGACCGCGTCAAATACGTCGCGGGAGATGTGTTGGCTGCGGCCAGGCTTTTCGTTGCCCAGTGGCTCGCCGTAATAGTAGCGATGGCTCTTGTCGCGTTGTTCGCCGACCAAGCTTTCGGTGTAGGTGTCCGCTGCGTCGAGGTTGCGCTCCAAAAGAGACAGCAGTTCGCTTTCTTCCAGCGGGGTATCTTTGATCTCAGGCATTAAATGTCCCAATCCTCGGTTAACGACACCCCGTGGCGCCCATACACCTCTGGCATCTTAAGTTCCGCCTTACTAACGCCAAAACGCTGTACTGACAAGGCTGCATATCGCACTGCGTCGATAAGATCGTCGTGTTCCTTCACGATCTTGCCCTGCTTGCGGTGATACCGACGAAATTCGTCGAAGAAATCCTTCTGATCGGCGAAAACCTTGAACCGGCCAGTTCGCATCCGCTCAAGGATCTCCATAATCCCAGGCTCGACGAAGTTTGAGCCGTCATAGTTGGTGAAACGTGCCACGACGTTCATTCCGGCCTCGCGGTAGAGGTCTGCCATCGTGTTGCCGGAGCCTTTGTCGCGGTTGTCGCCATCGTGCGGGTAGATCAGCGGTATCGCCGGCCCCTTCGACCGAATCATGGCGCTGTGGACCGCTGGGATTTCCCCAGCGCGCTTGTATGAGTCGTAGAGGTAGATGATGTCCCGATCTGCGTCATACGCCGTCCACGCCACTGCTGTGGGGTGGCTGATGCCGAAGTCGATGGCGCAGCAGATCTTGAAGTGCTGCGGTATTTCGAACGGGTCGACCTTGATTGCCTCTTCCGCGACAGGGAAAACCATGCCCTCACCCAGTACGGGGATGCCTTTCGACCGCATTTCCCGCTGATAGTCAGGAATTGCCGCCAAAAGTTGGCGTTTTGTGTCGTCGTCGAGGTGATCTGCCTCGTCCCACGTCACATTTTGCAGATACTGCCCCTCTTTGAGGCTCTCCATGAACTGGCCAACCAGTTCGGTCATGCCGTTTTCCGGTGTGAACGTCAAAAGGACGTAGCCGCCCCTGCCATCGTTGCCGGTGGCGGTACGGGTCAGCACCTGTGGGTAGATTTCGGGGTCCGTTGGCTCTTCGTCGATCCACGCGATGTCGATGGACGACCCCATCAGCGGCGCTTGGCCCTGTGAATACGATTTATGGCTCAAGCAGGAGTAGCCCCCGCTCTGGTGCCAGATGTAGACGTCCTTCGCCAGGCGTGGTGTGCCTGCGGCTGGAACGATGCTGCGTACTTCGTCGGGCAAAATGAACCCGCCGTCAAAAATCCGCCCGTTCAGCGTCCCGAATAGCTCTTTCTGGATCACGTCGCGCATCTGCTCGCCGGTCACCCCCATCGCCCATGCGTTGATGGGCCGGTGGAACTTGATGCCTGGCCACCAGTCGGGGTATTTGCCAGTGAGGTGGCAGGCCATCTCGTATGCCGCGCTGTATGACTTGCCGACGCGGTTCGCGGCCATCAGCGCCCGCTGCTTTGAGCGAGTGCCGGCCTCGTAGAACTGCATCTGCCACTTGTAGGCGTTGAAGAACTCAAGCTTGTTCTTTTTCTTGTGTGCGCGGATGACGCGGATCGCCTCTGCGAGAGCGACCGCCTTCTCCTCGTCCGCCTGCGCCGCGATCTGTGCGCGGGCAACGACCTCCTGATCGGCGATGGCCGCGAGGTCAGGCTTGAAGTTCTCGTCGTGCGTGTCGGTCAATGGCGAACGCCTTGGTAGACCAAGTCGATGTGTGTGAGCGCCATCTGCGTCGCCGCCTCGGCTATCGCCTCATACACCGCAGCCGCGCCGCCCTCGACGTTACTGCTGATCTCCAGTTCACCGTCGTCGGTGAAGCCCAGCACCACAACTTCGTCGAAGCGACCGATGCAGTCCTCCAACAGCAAGTCCGTTTGCTTCTGGGTGCCGGAGGCACGGGGTTGGAATGCCACTACGTTGTCGGGGAGATCGTCGTCGTTGTCTGCCATGTGATTCTTTCTAGATTTTTGACGGGTCGATGCCCGCCGCCTTCAACGCTTCGACCGCGTCTTCGAAATTCATCTTTGTATCGACTTGCAACCGCTGGTCAAGCTCTTGCCTGTCAGCCCACCCGCCCTTGTTCTTGAGGAAGAAGATCTGCGCTGCCACATTTCCCTTGAGCGCGTTCTGGAAAAGGCTGTCAGTGACCATCTTGATACCGCGAGAGGTGCCACGGTCGATGGCCTCCTGCACGGTGGGGTCATTCTTGACGAGCTTGCCAAACGTAGTCGGTGGCAGCTTGAGCGCATCGGCGATCTGCTTCGTCGTCATGCCGACACTGGCCATCATCTCGACTTCGCTGAGATCCACTTTCGGCAGGGCGTACACCCGACCGGCGTCGTCGACTAAGTCGCGGGGCTGGTGGGGGTTCGGCGCCAGGACAGGTTTCGCATCTTTGAGCAGCGGCAATGGGTCCGCGTCTTCCACGATCTCCTGTACAGGTTTCTGTACAGGTTTCGATTTCGCTTTCGGCTTACGCGAACTCACTGGCGCCGGAGGCGCATCGAAGTCGGGGATGCTAATACTGTCGAACGGATCGCTCACGCGGCGTTGTCCTCTCAAGTTTCGGTGGTGTTGTAGACGCGCCAAGT